CATAATCAGCACTGCCAGGTTTAATATATGAATAATCTACTCTCTTTAATGCCCCTGCATCGGATACTAAAAATTCATCTGTGTCAGCAGGTTCTGCTCCAAGCGCCGTTTGACCACTAATTGCTGAATCAGCTAATTGAGATCCACCTACCGAATCGGCAGGGGGATTAACCGTCTGTAAAGCTCTGCCTAAAAAGACAGTATACATTGTATCGGCTGTAGTTGTTGCTGCACTTAGTGTTAAGGTTGATGCAGCAGCCGTATAAGCATAACTTGATCCTGGCTGTTGAACAACATTATTAATTACTAATCTTAAATCATTTTCATTTACGACTGGATAATCCAAAGCATAGGAGGTCGTTGCACTTGTTGTAAAGTGCTGAACATAAAAGGAAGCATAACTTTCAGCTGGTGTTGCGCCAATATAGCTCATATTATTTCCCTATTACGTTATTTCCATTATAGACAATGAGCCTGAAACTTTATCGGCTATAGAACAATCAATGTTTAAATAATCTGTTGTTTCTAAAACAACCTTTCCGCCAGTTAAAAGCTCTAATGAACTTCCTGATGGAATTGAAACATCTTTAACTAAAAAAGATGTTCCGTTTGTAACGTTGTTTGCTCCACCTCTATTTGCTGTATCACTAACAAGTTCTACCTCAACAGTAACTGCTGATGTATGAATATTAGTAAGTATCAAACCAAGTACAACAGTAGTAGTGCTTCCAGCCACTGTGTACATTTTATAAGGTGTAGCAGCCACGTTTGGTTCTGCCGCAAATGTTACTACTTTAAATGTGTTTGCCATCTATTCTCCTTGTTATCCTAACGCAACGGCCAGAGCCGTAGCGTCCCCTAATGATGCTTTAGTATCAGCATAAGCTTTAATTGATTGTTGTGTTGCTAGTGCTGTTGCACTATTTGAACCCATAGCATCTTCATCCAGACAGTCTGAAATATTTGAAGTTGTTGGAAAATCCAAATTCTGTGAATTTAAATCTAGGTCACCCCCTAATTGGGGTGAAGTATCATCTACAACAGCGGCTAATTTTGTATCGGCATAAGCCTTGATTGATTGTTGTGTTGCTAGTTTCGTTGCACTATCAGAACTCATACTATCTTCATCGAGACAATCTGAAATATTTGTAACTGTTGGAAAATCCAAATTCTGTGAATTTAAATCTAAATCTCCCCCTAGTTGTGGTGATGTATCTTCTACAAGACTAGTAAAGCCTCCTACCTGATTATCACTCGCGTCTAAATAAACTGCTTTTTCTGAGGGTAATGTACAAAAAATTTCTTTTGAGCCCGCAGCAAAATCTACTGCTGAATCAGAATTAGAACTTTCCAAAACTGTAGTTCGGGTTAATGTTGAACTATCACCATTTAAGGTTCCTAATCCTACTTCCCATTCATTCTCACTATTTAATGAAATGGTATAATAAGTCGTATTATCATTTCCAATTCCAGCAGCAAAAGTTTGAAAACCATCGACCGCTCCTGCGAAAGTAACAGCTCCTGTACCTGTTGTTGAAGTTGTTTCTCTTACTCTATTATTTAATACTAAGGCCATCTTATGCTACCTGTATAATTGCAGTTGTTGCTGCATCGGCTGGAAATTGAATTGTAAAATCTCCCGAAGTTGCTACTTTATTTCCACCAAAATCTATAACTAAACAAAGTTTGTTACTTGCGGATGAATTATAAATAGCCGCCCCTAATGAAGTTAATGTTACATTAGAAAAAACTTCATTGGTAAAATCTACAGTAGCGGTATTACTTCCTGGAACACTTACTCCTTGACCATCTAATTCATTTCCTCCTGCCGCATAATTAGTACCTGAAGAACTTACTTCATTGGTTGTACTATAAACGGTTGATGCTGTTGTATAGGGAGGACCTAAAGTATCTACATACAAAGCAATTTTAAAGGTATTTCCTCCACTTGCAAAGTTATGCGTACCTGATAATAATTCTAATTTAAATGCGTCTGGTATTATATTTGCCATAATTTATTCCTAATCTTGTGTTGGGGGTGGTGATTTAAGAGGCGTTCGAATAACCCCATCCTGGTATTCGTCCCTGCGTCTACGACCTTGTTGTTCTATCGCGTACGATTGTAAAGCCTGCTGATATGACTGCTGATAATACTGTACCATATTTTGCGGACCTTTCAAGTATCCATATGCTTCTAGCAAAGAAGCATACAAAAGTAAATCCTGATATTTGTTGCTCAGATAGGTTGTTGTTGAATCTGATGCTGTAATGGTAGATGGCTGTTTAATATAGGCCAAAGTAATCTCATAAGCTGCATCAGGGGTAGGAGATACCACCCAATAGAGGGCATCCCAATTTGCATAATATTTAGGTAATCCTGAGGCTGTGGAAGGTGTATTATAATATTCGGCCATATAAGAAGTATCTTTTCTCTCCAAAAAAACATTAGCTGTGGGACTTACATTAGTATTAGCCAGTTGAACAAAACGAATAATCCTTAAATCAGCAGGGATTGTTACATACCGATTTCCAATCGTTAGAGTAGAAGTTGCATAGAATCGGTTATCATCATTATCGGCTTCTCTATAAATTCTGTTTTCTGCATTCTTAGTAATAGTACTACAAATAGCATCCGTTAAAACGGTATCATCTACTTCCGTATAGCTTCTTAAATCTGTTTTTAAATTTGCGAATGTATATGCCATTATGGTCTATCTCCTACGGGTCCTGCAAAAGAAGGAAATCCTCCTGCTGTTGTAGCACTTGTCGCTGCTGAAGCCAATACAAAAGTATATTGATTGCTAACGGTCTTGGTTGAAGGTTGACCAGGATAGTTAACAGTTATATTAATTGGAGTAATACTATAAGATCCAAATACTTTATCTAAATCACTATGAGCCCCTGCCGTACTAGCTTGCGGAGTTAATCCGTAAGTCGGTGCAGAAGATCCACGAGTTAAACCTGTTAAAGTATTTGTAGATTTGCCTGTGTATTTAATAACTTCACTGAGAGTAAAAGTATTGTCTCCCGCTCTCGTTTGAGCTGCAGTAGGTTTAGTTTGAACATAAATATATCCTGAACTTGGAAACGCAGAAGCATCTGTTAAAGTTAAAGATGTGACTGCTGCAGTAATATCCCCATTCAAAGTGGTTTCTAATTCTAAAATAGCTTGAGTGACTCCACCAATATTTTCTTGTTTAATCTGCCTGAATCTTACAGCATCTCCACTTGAAAAATTATGATTAGGTTGAGTTACTGTAACAGTTGTTCCTACTTCAGTAGTAAAAGGATTGTTAGGTAAAATAGTTGGTGTAGGAAACGCTGTTCGTGCAGGTCTTACTTTAGTAAGGGACATAGAATCAGCACTTAAAGTTTTTGGTCTAAGTTGAGGTTGTTTGGGTTCGTATTCAGAAGTATGAACAAAAGCTCCTGTCCACTCAGTTACCATTTCCCTCCACGGGAATTGTAAACCTGAACGGTCCGAGATAGCTAGTGCATGTTTTCCTGTTGCATACTTTGGCATTAGATATTTGGATAGTAAGCTTTAGGTGTTATATAAGTACTAGCTGCTGATCCATCCTCTTGTAAAGCTCTTGCTAATTCATCTTCGTATAATAATTTAAATGGCTGTGTTTTATCCATTCTATATTTTTGTGACAAGTAATAAGCTAGTCCTGCCACCATAGGTGGAATAAAACGATTCGGTACATCCGTTGCATTCGAGTAAGTTCCTGCGTCTTGAATTCTTTTAACAAAAAAGATGTGTAAATTTTTTGCTGCATTACTTGCATCAGGGGTTGGATAGATAGTCATCGTAACTCTATCTATAAAACGTTGAACCCAAAAATTACTAGGGGTGCCTTCTGCTTCTTTATTTGCATAACCAGAATAAGTAGAACGATCTACTTTGCCTAGAGCTGCATCAGATTGAGTATTGGCCGCCATATTAGTTCGTAAAGAACATTGTTCTATATCCGAGAAACCTGGAACATAATTAGTAACAGTTGCTCCATCAGAATGTGTAGCGGCTGTTGTTGAATGAGCTCCACGTGTTACCCCCGTTAATTCACTACCACTAAAACCTACATAAGTTATATCTTCAGTACCAATTCTAACCGTTCCTTGATTATTCATTCCTGTAATAGAATCAAGAGTAATTCCACTCGTAGCACTGGTACTACTAATAGCTCCATCTAAAGTGGTATTAAGTCCATTAGATTTTTGTAAAGCTGCAGCCCCCGTAGTGGGCATATCCGAAGGATATCTATAAAAATTAAATTCTCTTTCTCCTTGGGTTAAAGTAAGATTTAAAGTTCCTACTTCCCAATAATGCAATCCTCGATTTCCCCATTCTTGAAAAAGAATGTTGAGAGATCGTCTTGCCGCTCTTAATTGATAACCTGAAACATTAGGAAAACCTACGCGTTCAAAAGCCTCTTCAACAATGTCAGCGATAGTAAATGTTTTCCCAAACGTGTAACTGTCTGAAGTCGTGTTAGGCATAATTTACCCCTAACCGTCGTACTGTACTGATAGTCCGACTATTGCTGTTCCATCGTAAGCGAAATAAGCTCCATCTTCAAACAGAATTCCGTTATCTGGAAGAAAAGGTTCTATTGCTTCTCCATTATCCACATTTAATACGAACCTGTTAACACCAGTAGTTGCAGAAGAGTTTTTAAAAAAAAGAACTCCTGCTCCAGCTCCTGCGACTCCACTCATTCCTCTTATTCGAGTTCTACCAGCAAATACAGTTCCTGTAGTTGCTCCGCTCACCACTCCAGCTTCTATTTGAGTAGTAATTGCTCCACTAGCTTTAATGCTAGTAATTTCTGTCCACGTTCCTGTTACATTCTCTGTAGTAGCATTTGGGCCAGTGAAACTAGATACAGTTTGAGCATCTCCACTAGCATCTTTTCCTACAATATCAAAAGTGATTCCTGAATTATCTGCACTAGAAGTCAAAGTGACTGTCTGAGCATTTACCCACGGACCACTATTTAGTAAAACTAAAGTTGTCGCAGTTCCTGATGCGGAAACCCCATCTGTATCTGTTCCATATAAAACTTGCTTACTTTTTACATTTGATACATTTGCCATATTTTTATCTCCTTAATCGTGAGCTCCCGAAGGAGCTCACATTATTTATCTATTAACTATCAGCGAATGGTGTTTCGATAGTTCCTGATCCTATTAAACTACCTCTAACAAAATAAGCCGCGCTAGATATTGCAGTAAATTCTACCCAACTACCAACTATTCCACCTTTAGTTGTTCCGTTTTGAGTAAATACATCATTAGTTCCTGAAGAAGAAAGGAATGTTTCTCCAGTTTCTTCACTATCAATACCAGTATAAATAGCTCCGAAAAATCTATCGGTTCCATCTGTTTTGATATCCATATCTGTTGCTAAAGTTTGTACCCAAAATGTATAAGTACATCCAATATTACTTGCTACGTTGTAATCGTTTGCTCCAGCTACCTCTGATGAACTTCCCGACGTAATTGACGGTAAAGTAAAGACACCATCTGCTTTATTGCAAGTTAAAATTCTACCTGCATGAGCTGCAACTGTTAAAGTTGCATCTGCTGTTAAGCTAACGACTGCTTTAGGTCCGAAACTAATAAAACCATTTAATGATCTTACTGGTCCCGAAAACGTTGTATTTGCCATAATTATAATCCTCCTAGTTTGTAGATCTAGTCTCTAGGCCGTCGACTATACGCGTCTAGATCTAATTAATAATTGTATAGTACTTCATCTATACCCCAAATTTAAATTTGGCGCAAGGTATCTTGTAGTAAAAAGTTGATTTTTTGATAACGCTTAAGTGGCTATCGAAACTTCGGCCTTGGCGCCGTCTATTTTAGTTTGAAGCGTTTGTTCTTCAAACTCTTTGGCAATGATTTCCTTAACAATTTCCTGAATTTTTTTATCTATATAGGACATATTAATATTATACTTGCCCTCCTTCAGGTGTTCCTGTTGCCACTCGAGTTCCAAGGACCTTTTCATAGTGTATAGGTCTTCGGTCATTTATAACCTCCTCATAGGTTATTCTTTTTTGATCATGGTATGCATTACCAAGATTTTCCCATTTTACACTTTTTTCTCCTAGTTTGTCAAGGATTGATTGTTCAATGGAAACAGCAGAATCTTCAGCTAAAACTTCAAATTTAGCATGATGATTGTATGCCCAGATATTTATGAGGAATTTTTTCATATTTCTATCTTTATAAACAAAATGAGGCGGTTTTAAGGCCGCCTCATTTCTAATGTTTTATTACGCTCCTGGTGAGCCGTAAATACCTCTAGGGTCAGAACATCCGAAGACGTATCTTTCTCTAGCTTTGTATCTAACGTTTCCAGTATCGAAATCTCCTTCCATTGCAGTTGTCAATGGAGCACGGTTGAACATTTTCATGCCATTTGGCACGTCTGTAATAATATACCATGCGTCCGTATCAGTTAAGAAATTATTCACTCTGTATCCTTGAGGAATC